GCATTTCGCCTTTTTTGTTTAAAACAATTCTAACAAACCAATCGCACCCGTTTTCTCCAAAGAGTTTCATTTGTTTATCGTCCTGCCCGCTGGGTGAGACACCCATGTTAACATGACTGTGCCCCCAACCTCTAATTTTATTGTATAATTCGTCACCATTTGGAGAATTCAATATATCCATACCAACTTCAATAAGACCATCCGCAGTTAATTCACATGTTGATTGGTGGACTTCTTGGTCGAATAACATCACATCAGTTATAATATAAGATTTTCTTAACTGATTGATTTGCTCTTCAACTAAGCAAAGCCAACCCACTTCCATCGTGTTCTCTTCTACAATTATTTGCATCTTATCCATTGCAGATTGCATTATATATAGAGTTGGTATTAATTCTTTAAGCACATTAATTGTCGTTTTCGGTGATGTGCGTTCTTGCCAAATCATAATATACCTTCTTTCTTAGAATGGTGCATCTTCGTCATCAGTGTCATCGTCATAATCATCGTCTTCGTCGTAATCTTCTTCTTCAATATAGTCATCTTCATCTTCATAATGAGCAACTGCAACTGATGGTTCTGATTCTTTCGGAGTAGACTTCTTGCCTTTTTTCTTTGCTTTATCTATCCAGTTTTGAAATTTACTACCAGCTGAATCGTCTTCATTTACGTTCTGTAAGAATTCCAACACCATTAACACCGCTGAGAAGTAGTCTTGCAAAGTTATATATTCAACTATTGCGCATGACGCTTCCCCTAAGCATGGCTTTCCAGTTTTTCCGTTACAATGTGGATGCGCGTCATTCGCTGACCAATGTCCTCGCGCTCCTCCGCCTGGGAGTAATGGTAACACTGAAATGTCTGCTGTTAGTAGGTTAAGTTTCACTTTACATTCTTCAATTGGAACTGCTGTGCCTTGCGTGTTGAACGCGTCAAACGCACAAGTTTTTAATACGATGTATTCGTTTTCAAAATCCACATCAGTTACTATTGGATGATTAAGCAATGATTCTGCGTCTCTTTCCAATATACTGATTAGCTTATCATCTACAATTGCTAATGTTTTTAATTCTTCTTCTAATTTAATAACTTCTAAACTTTTTGCAATTAGATACTTCATTCCATTTTCCAATGTTTCTTTATTTGTAGCTAGCGCTTCTGTTTTTTCTTTTAATTCACCTTTTGTTATTAGTGCAGTTGCTGTTTCTCTTACTCCCATAATCGTATCCTCCTTGGATTGTTTTGTTTTATTGTGCAAAATATATAAGGTAGATTTGACCCTACCTTATACGATGGAAATTAAAAGGGTATTAATTAATTACCTTTTACTTTTTTAGCAAGAGCAAGTACTCTTCCGCCGCCAGCAGAAAGAACTTTATCCATTTCAACGTCTCTTCCGTCTAACTTCGCGGTGTAACCTTCAGTTGTAAGTCCAGCAAATTCTAAGATTTCCTTTACTGTAACTGGTGTTTCAAATTGATATTCTGTCAACACGCCTGGCATGTATCCAACTTTAATAACAAGTGCAGAGTTTCCTTTTACTTTTTTAGCAAGTGCAATTACTCTTGCTGATGATGGGATTTTGTCTTCAAGAGAATATTCCGCTCCATCAATTTTGATTGTGTAACCCTCAGTTGTTAACCCAGGTACTAAGTCAATTGCTTGTGCTACTGTGAAAGGTGTTTCAAATGTTACTTCTGTCAAGACGCCTGGCATGAATCCTACTTTGATTGTTTTTTGCATAATTTTATCCTCCTTGGATATCTGATTTATTTTATGATACGTTATTGTATCAAAAGGATAAGGTGGGGATTGAACCCACGTTTAAGCGCCCAGTGCGCCTCATCTTATGAAAAAGGTGATTCAAAAAAAACAACGTTCCCGCTATAAATGATTTTGTTTATTCAAATCAAATGATTCGAAAAAGACAACGTTCCCGCTGAAAGTGATTTGCTTTATAATCAACCCTTACAAAATAAACAACGTCCCCGCTGAAAGTGTTTTGCTTTTCAAAAAGGGCAACTTTTTAACCTCACTCTCCGAACCAAAAAGTATGGTCTTCTAATGTGAAAGCTTTTGTTGTCCATCTTGAAAAGTCTATTGATTTGTGTGCGAAAAAGAGTACGTTTTTCTTTGTGTTACGCTCTCCGTTTATCACGTCCATAACTGCTGAGCGCGTTTCGTCAGTTGGCTCAGCGCTGAAGAGTCGTTTGTCGCTTACTACTGTGAATTGACCGTCTTCATAAATTACATCTGTTATGTTGTCTGGAAAGCGAGTTGAGTCTAACCTATTAATCACAACTTCTGCAACAAGTTTTCTACCAATTATAGACTGGTTTCCTGCTTCAGATTCAACGAGTTTAAATAAAAGCTCCTTTTCATCTACGGACAAATCAAGCGCTTTTACTCTTGGAAACAGAAACGGTTGTCTCTCTATATCTTTGATTACTTTTGGTTTTATTTTAATTTCTTCTATTTCGTATTTTTGATTATTCAACTCTATTTTTAAATCTAAAACTTCGCTTTCTAAATATGTGATTTTGTCTTCGTGATTTTTTGAGCAAATTATTAATGAAAAATATAGTGAAGCTATAAAGATAAATGCTAAAGAATCCACTATTCATTTCCTCCTCAATCTGCGCATTCTGCGCGCACGCTTTATTTTGTCTAACCATTTGTTACAATGCGTGTAATTGCAGAGTGTATTTTTGTAATTGCACTCTCCGAAAAATAAGTATTTTCTATGTTTGCAAATCATAATTGTTCATCTCCTCCTTTTACCTTATACCAAAATTCTTCCTCTTTTGTTTTTGGTAAGTAATTTAAGTCACCATCATTGCACCACCAAATTAAAATATTCTTTCCGAACGCAATTACTTCATCTGATTTGAACTCAACTTTTACGTTAAATTTATTTATAAATTCTTCGTCATAATCAAGTTCTTTTACAATTCCTGTACACCCAACAACTTCCTCTAAACCGTCTGGCGTGGAGGTGCATAAGACTTTATCGCCTATTTTAAACATTCTTTTGCACCTCATTCCAAAAAGAGCGCTCTTCTTTTGTTTTTAATATGAAATCTTTTGCT